GAGGCGGCCAAGTTGCAGGAGGAGAACGAGAAGCTTAAGGCTGAGCTTGCGGCACTAAAGAAGGCAGCTCCAGAGGCTTCAAAGGCTCAATAACGACCTCGGTCGATTTCAGCGGCTGGTCGATCTCGGTTCGTGGGCATGTAACTGAGCGCTCCAGCAGTATGCCGTGTATGGTTTTGCTGTTTTCGAGGACTTGTTGCATCATCGTTTCACGAAACCTTGCCGCTTCCCGCTGGGCGTAGAAGAAGAAAAGCAAAAGCCCGAAAATCAGCACCAGCATCCCTAATTGCGTCGGGTTGCCGCTGAGCGCGGTAATCAGGCTTCGCGTCGTGCTGCCGGCTTCCTCAATCGGGCCCGCCATCGTCATCCTCGCCGTTGTTTAACAGGTCGATGATGATGTTGTGGTAGTCCTGCAGGAATTTTATGCGTTTTAGCAATACTTTAGCGGCTTTATCGGTCCCCCCGTGCGTGGCATGGTCGCGCGATGTAACGCTGTATGTGTGCCGAATTTCGGCACAGAACGCTTCGTTGATCGCATCCATTACCAGATCTGCCACGGGCTGGACCATACAACATCTTGACGCCGCAAACAAATAGGCCGTAATCTCCCCGCCGCAGACCGGGTGGCGGGCGTAACCGCTAAAATAGCCTCACCAACGAGCGGCGACGTAATCGCTGAGGAAAGGAACCGCGTCATGGCTGACGAGGACGATGATGCACAGGCGCTTGACAGTGAACGAGACGGGGATGAGCGGGAGGACGCTGGGTCCGAAAGTGACGGAGCCGGCGGGGAGGACAGCGCAGGGCGGGACGAGGATGGCGAAATATCCACCCAACGCGCTGACGCCGGAGATGAACAAGGGGCACCACAAAAGGGGCGCCCCTCTGAGCATGAAGACGAGCCGCGAGGGGGCAGTGCCCGCGAGCGGTACCAACGACTAGCGAACGAGAACCGCGAACTGCGCGAGCGAATGGATCGCGCAGAACGGGAGCGGGAGCAGGAACGACAGACTTGGGCTCTACAGCAGCAGCAATTCAGCGATCAGCAGGAGCGCGAGCGTCTCAATTTGATGACGCCGGAGGAGCGTTCCGAGTATCGTATTCAGCAGTTCGAGCGCAACAACAACGCGCGTCTGCAGCAGTCGGAAATGCGCATGCTGATGCAGATGGACAAGGCCAACTACGACACGCAGGCGGCGAGCAACCCGGTTTACCGCCGCATGGCTTCCGAGGTGGAACGCGTTTTTCAAGAGCAGGTTCGCAAGGGGCAGCCGGTCGAGCGGCAGGTCATCCTCGAGAACCTTATTGGCAAGCAAGCTTTGAATGGAGCTGCCAACAGCGGCACGCAGCGGCGCGCCGCGCGCAAGCGAGTGGAGCAAGAGCGGGTTGCGCCTAGCTCCAGCCGGAGCAGCACGACGGTGCAGTCCCGCAAGGTGTCGACAGCCGAGGAACGGCTGAAGGATGTTCTGATCTAGCGGGCTGCAGGCCCGCGCAAACGCGAGGGCCGTCATGGCGACCATTGGTGGACAGACTGCAAATATCGCCGGTCAGTTTAGCGGCGACATTGTCAATTACATTGCGGAAAAGACGCTGCCGTTAGCGCGCAAGCAATTGGTGGCGTATCAGTTCGGCGACCCACTGACGCTGCCAAAGGGCCGCGGGACGACGTATATGGCCACCCGCTATATGCGTATTCCGCTGCCGGTCGCACCGATCTCGGAAGGCGTGCCGCCGATCGGCGAGACGATGAGTATCCAACAAGTCAGTGTGGTTGCGCAGCAGTGGGGTGATAAGGTCACGATTACAGACGTGGCCGAGATGACGATTTACCACCCACTTTTTCAAAAAGCGACCGAACTTGTGGGCCTGCAGGTCGCTGAAACGCTCGAACGCAATACGTTTCAAACTTTATTGAGTGGGCTGCAGTATAATTTCGTCAACTCGCGCGCCTCGCGCGCGGCGCTGGTCGCCGGCGACGTGCTCTCGCCATTCGAGGTGCAGCGCGCCTATGCCTTGCTGTTCAACCAGGGTGCGCCGCGGTTCTCCGGCGATGAGATGACCGATACCAAGCTCGACGCCGACGCCGGCGGCGCCAAAGCATCGAACAACCCGCGGCAGATGCCGCACTACACCGCGATCATTCATCCCTTTGTCGCCGCCGATCTTCGGCAGAACGCCGCGGTGCAGACCGCCTGGTCGTACAGCGACATCAACCGCATTTACAATTACGAGGCGGGCGAATTCAATGGCATCCGCTTTTGTGAAAGCAACATGGTGCCGAGCTTTACTGGCTTCACGGCGACCGCCAACGGCGCGACCTATACGGCCGGCACCGCCGGCAACCTGGCGAGCGCGACCTATTTCCTGCAGATCACTGGCTACGATCTCAACAATCAATTCGAGAGCCAGGTCTACGCGATCAATGCCGGCACTGCAGTGACGGGCCCGACCGGGTCGGTCTCGGTGGTGCTGCCCAACGTCGCCGGCTTCCTCTATAACGTCTACATCAGCACCTCGGCCTCGATGGCCAACGCTGTGCTTGGCACGGTCACCGCGGCGAGCCCGACACAGGGGCCGACGACTGGTGCTTTTGCCGGTTTGGCTACGCAGCTTCCGGCGGGTGGCACGGTCATCATCGGTAACAATACTGGTGCCGCGCGCCAACCGCCGGCGGCTCCGGCATCCGGCGTCACCGCTTATGCGACCTTTATCATCGGCCGTGGCGCGTACGGACAAGTCTTGCTCGACGATGTCAAATTTACCTACCTGAAAGAGGCCGATAAGAGCGACCCGCTTAATCAATTGCGGGTCGTTGGTTGGAAATGTTTCTATGGCACACTGTTCGAGAACCAGAATTTCATGTGTCGTGTGGAGAGTGTGTCGCAGTTTGGTCCGAATTTTGATCATCCGTCTGGTATTGTTAACTAAGAGGAGGTCACCTTGGCTACTGTAACAGGCGGAACGGCGACAACGACGACGTTGATCGGCATCCCGATGTCGCCGGCACTGGCAAGTTTACCGACAGGTAACGTGATGGCGGCAGGGGGGTACTTTGCCAACATTACGGATTTTGCCACGGTCGATGCCGCAATCCTTGACGACATCAACCCGATCCATCCGATTTATGGACCGACAAACGGGCTCAGTGTGACAGGTATGCTGTTCGTGCCCAATCGCGGCGTGCTGCGCATGCGCCCCGGCGATTACGTGTTCTATGACCCGCAGACCGGCTGGCCGATCTTGCTTTCCGGCCGGGCTGCGGCTGCAGCGGGATGGGTGCACACATGAACGAGCTGCTTACACCGCAGGAACTCGCTGCTATCGAGGCCGAGGTCCAGAAGGAACTCGATAAGGAGTTGAAGACCAAGGAACGTGAGCGGGTCAAGAAAGACCTGCTCACGAAGGCGCGTCAGGACCGCGGTCTGGTTGAGCCCATCGAGCCGGTCTTGATCGACCTGCCAGAAAGCGGCAACAACATCCGGGTCAATAACCGCGAGTATGCGCAAGGGCATGTCTACAACGTCGTTGCCAGCGTGGCGATCATGCTGCGCGATACCATGCAACGTGCTTGGGAACACCAGGCCGAGATCGAGGGCCGTTCCAAGGATCATTTCCGCAAGCAACGTCTCACCCGCATGTCGATGGCAACCGGTGCCGTGAGCAATGCGCCGTTTCTGAAGGTGTAGGATGGACGAGCCGGATAAAATCCCATCGATTGGTATCTCGTACCAGATCCAGACCCGCCCAACCCGGACCCTGGTGCTGCAGGCGTTCGTCGAGCGCGATTGCGCGCCGGAGACGCTCAACGGGGTGCTCGACAAGCTGCGTGATGCCGCCGAGCGGCAGCAGGCTTACGAATACATCGACGACATCAAGAAAGAGCTTAAGGCCGCGCACGTGCGTGCTGCAAAGCAGGCGATCATGATCGAGAAGATCGACGATATGATCAAGCGGGAGTGGGATGGCAGCAACCGGCGCGGAGAGGTACGGCTTACCGAGCTGCAAAAACAGAAACAGCGTGAGGCTTACGAGAACGCGGAGAACATCCGGCTGCAGATCGAGACGATGTCTGCGGACCTGGCCACTTATGAGGCGCGCATTGCCAACGGACGAATGGGAAGCGTACGCGACGGAGCAGACGCTGCCGGACGACCCGGACAATTGGGTTGAATACAGCGATGAGGATTAGGTGTGGCACTTACCGCAGCGCAGATTATCAACCTCTCGTGCCAGATCGCGAACGTGCCAGGTTTTACCGCGCAGGCGCTGCAGCTCCTGAACGCGGTCTTGCAGGAGCTGGATCAGGATTACGATTTTCAGGTCATCCGTAAGAGCTTCAATTTCAATTTCAGTACGACGGCCTCAGGCTTGGGCTACGCGCCTGGCTCGGGCCCCAATCCGATGCCGGCGGATTTTCTGCGTCTGCATCGCACCGGGGCGTTCTATCAGATATTTCAAGTCCCTTATAAATTGATCGGGGTGACGCAGGAGGAGTTTGACACCTTCGTGCAGCAGCCGGGGCTCGCGTCGTACCCATATCTCTGTTACGTCGACGTTGCCTCAACTCCGATGGGGCTTTACGTCTGGCCGCCGGCGTCCGGCAATTACCCGGCAACGGTGCGCTATAATCCGATCATGCCGGATATTGTCGACACGACGCAGGTGCCCTGGTTTCCCAACAGCGCCTACCTCTACACGCGCGTGGCGGGCGAGTTGTTCAAGCTCGCCGATGATGACCGCTGGCCGGTGTTCTTGTCCGACCAGCCGGGAAGCGGTGGTTCCGGCGACATGCTGCGGAAGTATTTATCGATGAAAGATGACCCCGCAACGGCACCTAAAACAGTTTCATTGGACAGACGAATATTCAAAAGTCCGATCGCGACGCTTAGGAACACAAAAACGATAGGTTGGTGATGCGAACTTTGCTCGCCGCTCTGCTGACCTTGTTGCTGCTTGGTCCTGCTTATGCGCAGAAAACAAAATCGGTGCTGACGACCGAGATCAATACGAATTTTGCCGACAACACAACAGGAGCGATCACGCCGGCGATCCTGCGCAATACGACCATTGATATGGTCAATTCCTGGCAGCAATATCCAGGGGTCAATGCGCAGGCAGGGACTACCTACACGTTGACAACGTCTGATTTTGGTCAGTTGGTGACAACCAGCAATGCGGCGGCGATCACGTTTAATCTGCCGCAAGCAGTTGGCAGCTTTTCCAGTTTTGCGTTTTTCGCCGCCAACAACGGGGCGGGTACGGCGACGCTGACCCCAACGACGTCGACGATTTGCGGGTCGGCAACGAAGACAATCCCGCAGGGATGGGGGGTTTACGTCGTCTCGGACGGCACCAACTGGCAATGCGTGGGGCCGTTTAACACGGCCAGTGGCGGCGGCGCAGTGACCTCGGTCGGCCTGGTCATGCCGGGCGTGTTTACGGTTTCCAATTCGCCGGTGATATCATCCGGTACGCTGACGGCAACGGCTGCGGGAACGGCGGGTGGCCTGGTTTATTTCCCGACAACCACAACAATGGCGTCGTCGGGGGCGTTCACGGCCAACGCGCCGATCCTCGGCGGCGGGCCCGGTGCGGCGCCGGTCTCGGGCGCGCGCTCGGGCAACACGACAACCTTCACAACCACGACCGGCGTGTTGACCAACGGACATTGCGTCAGCATCGATGCGAGCGGCAATTTTGTCGATAACGGCTCGGCCTGCGGCACCTCGGGCGGTGGCGTGACCTCAGTCGGCCTGACCATGCCAGCCGTGTTCACGGTCAGCAACTCCCCGCTGGTGGCTGCCGGCACGCTGGCGGTGACGGCAAATGGGACATCCGGCGGTATCCCGTATTTCAATGCGCCTACCACGATGGCATCGACCGCGGCACTGACGCT